CTATTGTTCGATGATTTCAAAGCATTTTTGGATTTCTTCCAGACTATGGCAGCATTCCCCACCGGGATAGCGATATATAGCCATATAATCTCCACCGCCTAGAGGTTGCATATCTTTCAAATATGCTCTATATCCTCCGTTGCCTTTTATAATCTTTGGGTATCCGTCTTTTCTCATTTTTTCAATAATTGTCATGTCCTTATTTCCTCCATATTTTCAATTTTTTCCGTTTCTGGGTAATAGCAAGCCGGGGAGTTGAAACCCCGGTAAATGGCGCCGCTTGCTTAAATAAGTACACCCAAGTGCATACAATCACGCTTTCTATCACAAACAATTTTCCATTTTTCAAAGTCACCCTTGATATTTTCGGCGGTTCTGGTGTCCGCCCATTCGTCCCGGGCTTTAATATAAGCGGCTTTCGCATCGTCTTTCTGTTTCTGCAATTTTTCCATAAATTCCATAATATCAACCGTCCTTTCTATGCTTTGGCTTCTTTTCTTAAAATTTCAATGCATTCTTTTTTTGTGTGCTCTCCGTAAAATTTCATAGGCTTGTGAAAAGCCTTTGCAAGTGCAAATTCTTCATGATTTTTCAAAAAAAAATCGCGGATTTCTAAAAATGTTCTTCTGTGGCTTTCATACTGTTCTTTTTTTGTCATAATATCAACCATCCTTTCATTGCGGCGCCCTGTCTCATCGGTGCAGGTGGGGCAATTCCTGCAGACCGCCTGGCGGCGGTTTCGACTATTTGCAAATTCTGCGGAAAATATCAATTGTAAGTTCTGCGGCGTCCCTTTTCCTGTCGGCTGTGTAGCCGTGGCGTTTACTTTTCAAGGCTTTTTCTGCCTGTTTAAGGTTTCCAATGCCCCAAGATGCTGCTTTGTTGAGCTTTTCCCATTCATTCGGCGCAACTTTTACGGCTTTAAGGGTTGTAAGATTGATTTCAAAATTGTCTTTGTCTTCCGGGTGTAAGTCCTCGCAAACTGGAATATATTCATGTGTTCCCATGTTTTCACCAATTCCCCAGACGAAAAAGCCAGTCGGGATTTTTTCCACGATTTCAAAAATATCAGTTCTTTCACAGAGTGAAGAAGTGTTATAGATTTTATTATCTTCAAATTTTAATGTTGTCATGTTTACCCTTTCTGGTCTGCCATCATCAGAGCCGGGAGACCATCCCGCGGCTGACGCTCCAGGGCGGAGCGTTTCGGCTATGCTATTTCAACGCTAACAACTGCATTTTCGATGTTTGAAAAGTGGAAAAATTCCCCAGTCTCAATATTTTCAAATATTACAGATTGCGCAAAGGTTTCGAATGGTGTAAACACATCACCTTTACAGGTATATGGGCTTCTTTCTGTGTTATAGTCAATTCCAAGTTTTCCGTTTTTCTTGTACACACGAAAAACCTTGTTATAAATTCTGGTTTTTATTTCTCTGTTGCTTGTGTCGTATAAATGTACCTTAATCATATCGTTTGCTTTCATATTTAAAACCTCGCTTTCATTTTTTATCAATCCCGGCAGTTGCTTTGCTGCATACGGCTGAACCGCCGCCGGATGTGTTAAAGAACTGGGGAGTATTTCTTTTCGGTTATCGCTATAGCTGTTTTCATGCCCTCAACAAAGGCGTATTCATTTGTTGAAGTTATGGCATCATCTAAAAGCTCCAAAAGCTCGTTATAGATGCTTTCACTTACATATTTTTTTAGAGCTTCTTTGAACTGTTTTGTTTCTGGCTGAAGTTCTTCAAATGTTCCACTGTTGATAATGTGATTCATGCCTACGATTTTTAAAAATTCATCCATCTTTTAAATCCTCTCTTTCTGTTGTTTTTGATGGTTATATATTACACGATAATAGAACAAAATACAATATAAAAGTTATACAAAAATAGAACTTGTTAACGGTACATTTCTTGTGCAAGAGTTACACAATAATAGAATTTTAAAATTACATATAAATAGAATTTGACAATTACATATAAATAGAATATAATATTACATACTGATAGAACGAAAAGAGGGGAAAGAATGGAGTACGGCGAAAATGGATATTTGGATTTTTCCAAATTGTGGAAACTACTAGAAAAAAAGAACTTAAGACAACAGTATTTAATAAACAACGGAATACATAGAAACACAATATACAAATTGAAAAACAACGGAAATGTGACAAGCGAAGTTATTTGCAACTTATGTAAAATACTTAGCTGTCAGCCAAAAGACATATTGGAATACATACCAAATGAAACACACTAAAGACAACCGGCAAAATTGCCATGTTTTAGTGTGTTTTTAATTTTCTGGAGGTGATGCGAGAAATAAGGTGAACTTACAAAAGATATGTAAACCCACACAAGATAAATATACATTTTGTTTTACTAATGAGGTTAGCCGTAAATTTTACACAAGATGACTATATTTGAATGAAATTTGAAAGGTTTATGTATATGAATGAGATTAAAGTATTTGATAATGCAGAATTTGGAGAAGTTAGAACTGTAGTAGTAAATGGAGAACCTTGGTTTGTTGGCAAAGATATTTGCATGAATTTTGGAGACACAAACCACAATAGGACATTGTCCAGAGTTGAGGATGAGGATAAGCTGACGTTACCAATAACCGACGCAATAGGGAGAAAACAAAACGCTATTTTCGTTAATGAAAGCGGTTTATATTCTATTTTGTTTGCGATGCAACCACAGAAAGCGAATAATAACGGGGTGTCAGATGCGTACCCCATCGAGGTACAAGAAAGAATTAGTAAAATAAAACGTTTTAAGCATTGGGTAACATCCGAAGTTTTGCCAAGTATCCGCAAACATGGCATATATGCCGTTGATGAATTGATAGAGAATCCAGAGCTTGCAATAAAAGCATTTACTGCTTTAAAAGAAGAAAGGGAGAAGAACAAGGCTTTGCAGGCTGAAAATGAGAGAATGAAGCAGAAAGAAGAGTTTTTTGATGCGGTGACTGACAGTAAAGACGCTATTGATATAGGGCAGGTCGCTAAGGTTTTGAACTTCCCGGGAATTGGTAGAAACAAGCTTTTTGAAATTCTTAGAAATAACGGAATTTTGAAACAGAACAATGAACCATATCAGAAATATATTGATTGTGGATATTTTAGAGTTGTAGAACAGAAATATGAAGCCAGACCGGGAGAAATCCGGATAAATATTAAAACTCTTGTTTTTCAAAAAGGTGTTGATTACATTAGAAAAATACTTAACAAAGTAGCATAAAAAAGAGTTCTGGACGAATTTCGTCCCTAATTCTGAACCATTAAAAAGATGTAGATTATTTTATTGTTACGCGTTCAGATTCTCAAAAGTATGCTAAAGATACTTTAGAAAATTTTGGAGACATTATAATAATTATAAATGACATACTACCAAGAGGGCAGGCATATAAGAGAATATAAAGGAGGGTTAAAAATGAGCAAAGAAGCGTTAAAAAATATAATTGATTTAGTACCTGATGAAGATATAGAAACACTTTACAGGGTTGTTATTAAATTTATCCCAGAAGATAAACCGGAATCGGACGAACTGGCAGCACTTGAAGAAGCCAAGGCAGATAATAGCGAATTAACACCACATGATGCTATTAAATGGGATTAA